AGTGAAAGTGACGTGTCCTAGCCAGTAGACGACGGGGCCATGGAGGAAGCGGTGGGATTCGAACCCACGGTACCCGCGAAGGTACGCTGGTTTTCAAGACCAGATCAATCGACCACTCTGACACGCTTCCAATTTGGTGCGTCTAGTAGGCTCCGACCCTACGACCTCACCCTTATCAGGGGTGTGCTCTACCAACTGAGCTATAGACGCGAACAACAATGAGAAAGAACAAACTGGCCCCGGTGGAGGGAGTCGAACCCTCGCTAGCGGTTTTGGAGACCGCCGTGCTACCGTAACACTTCACCGGAACAAACTGGCGAACTTGATGGGTTTCGATCCCACTACCTCCAGCGTGACAAGCTGGCGCTCTCCCGATTGAGCTACAAGTCCATGAAACCATATTTATAACAAAAGAACAAAAATGTCAACAATTATTTTCAGTTTAAGTGACGTACCGCATGATCAGCAGCATGAGTAGCTGCGAAAGCAGAAGGTTTAATCTTGGCATCGATACCAAGAGATCCCTTTACCCAGCCAAGCGCTTCCTTCACAGCCACAGATGACTTGTGCTTTGGATTCGGATTGATATCCAAATGGATTTCCATATGGCGATCACCAAGAACATCAATAATATCAGTTGCAGCTGTTACAGCATACTGGACCTCTGTCAACAAACGTTGCTTTAGGTTACCATAGTCTGGCATATCTACTGAACTGTGAAACAGTCTGCAACCCTTTTTCGATTCCATATGAACAATGATAACAGTGCTGTACTTAGCATACCACATCTTGTTCTTACGAAAACGAATCGAGTCGCAACCAATATAGACTGACGATTCTTTACTCGAATTCAAAATTGCTTGTTTAGCTTCTTCAATCATTGTACTCACTCAATATGGAGTCACGGGCGGGATTCGAACCCGCGGCTTTCAGGTTTTGCAGACCTGTGCATTGGACCACTCTGCCACCGTGACATGGTACTCCTGGAGGGAATCGAACCCCCAACCTAGCCCTTATGAGGGGCCAGCTCTGACCGTTGAGCTACAGGAGTGGAATTGGTGCGCCGTGCAGGACTCGAACCTGCTGCCTCAAGATTAGAAGTCTCGCGCTCTATCCAGATGAGCTAACGGCGCAATTGATTAGGCGATACGACCTATTCGATGGAGGAGAAGAGCAACCTTGGTTAGCTCATCCGACGTATTGCGTTCGCTTTCTTCAGACTTGACAAGCATATCCTTGTAGTAGAACAAAGCGTTCTTCAGAATAGGCATGTCTGCTGGTGCGAACGTACCGCCTTTTGCTTCCTTAATCATTACTTCGACTCCAACAACCAAGTGTTAGCGGTGTCCATCCAGTCAAGAGCTTCGACTGGCAAAGATTCACCACGACGCTTAGCGTTCAATAGTTCGCAGAAAGTTACTTCTACTGCCTTTGGATTTTCCATAGTTGGAAATGCAAACAATTCGACTTCCATAAGATACTCCATTATATAATATATATCAACCGCGAATTAAAGCGACGATAAAAACAATTAAAAAAATCAAGAGACCGATAGAGATTGGAATCCAGAAAGGAGCCAATACCCACAACCACGACCAAGTGATATGACCAGTCAGTTTCAGCGTGATAAAGATGAGACCAAGGATTCCAAAAATCGGAAAATTGACATTTACATCTTTAGAATTCGACATGATTAATTCCTAACATAAACAGAGAAGTGAGTGGCGTCGGCCAAAAGACAATCCTGCATTGCACGATGACGTGAGCGAAGATAAGTAGTCTTATCATTGCGAGTCATTTCGCGACCGATAGAAACGGCACGTGGGCCACGATAGCGAGCACGAACCGAAATCCCAGCGTCACGATACATGGCCAGAACCTTTTCCCGCATTGCAATTGGGATCCAATAGGCAAGAGCGTTTTGGCCGGTAGGAGCCGGGAAGAGAGATTCGAGAGCCTGAATTTCAACGTTAGTCATAATATTTCCTTTCATTCCGTATATTCTTAGTATAGTACAGTTTGATAAAAATGTCAACCATTATTTTTTGTGCAACGACAAAATTTTTGCTCTTTGTATTACCCAAGGATCGAAGGGTAGATGAGTACCAGTGGCGCCGGTCCAGTCTGCAAAGGCTTCATCATAAAATCCTATTACCTTCTTTCGCTTCTGTAGCTCGGTAAGCTCATCAGCCCATTTTTGCCACGTATGATCGTCGATGACATTATCATCAAGAACATAGTACAGATACGAATGAATCATCATCTGGGTCCTACGCTGACGAATCTTTTCAGACAGCGTCTGAATCTCGTTCACCATAGGATCGTCATCCAACCACGCAGAGAGATTAGTCATTACTCCGACAACCACCGAGCAATGGAACCAAATTTGAGGTCGAACTTATACTCGAGAGACTCGAGACCATAGAAGTTAAACTCATCAGCGCTAATGCCATGTGCATCAGCAATGATTTCAATTGCACGTTCGCGAGTGCAACCCTGGACGATCTGCATCGTTTCCTCAACGCGAGTAACGAAGTCAGCAAAGTTCTCTTGCTGCTCGATGGCTTCTTGAGCGCTTTGCTCGTTCAGGCGATTGACAAGGAATTCAAAATCTTTATCGAACTCTTCGACCGACTCAAACTGAGCGTAACGAGGACGACTACCATACACGTCCTTGTACAGGTCTGAGTAGATGTCACCATCACGGCTGTTGGTGGCAGTGTTGATATCACGAAGAGTAAGCATATTGATCTCCATTCCTTATATTCTTAGTATAGTATATTTTCAAAATAATGTCAATAAGAATTATGCATTTGAATATCTTTTAGATGCGGAGAGATCTGCTTGGCAGAGTACTGAACTCCATCAATCTCAAAGAAGTGCCGACCACCAATTGGTCCAACCTTTTCCCAGCGAAGTTTCAATGCTTCGCCTTCACGAAAGGGGCTAATACCCCAGGTCCATTTACGACCAGTCCGCAATTCGAAAGCGCCACCAGAAAGATTCGTAATCATTATGTATTCCTTCATTCCTTATATTTTTAGTATATCAAAACTTTGATATAATGTACATAAAAAAATGCACTCAGAATCAACCAAGTGCATTTTTATTTTTCAATATAATGAATGACTTATTTTTTTCGACCAATATTATATTTGGTAACTAAGCTCCATTGGTCCTTTTCCTTGAACGGAAGGATCTTAATCTGGCTCAGTGGAGTCACAGGAGCTTTGATCTTTTCTGGTTCTACAACCGCGATCAATCCCCAGTCTGAAAGCAACTGAACAATTGTATTTCTGCGACCTTTGTCTTCATCTGAAAAGTTTGAAGGTTTGCCATCTAAAGCAAACAATTCCTTGAAGTGTACAATGTAGTACTTGCCCTGCTTATGCAGAATGTGGCATGACTGATAGAGTGTGCTATCCTTACGTGATGCAACTCCAATGCGTGTCAGTGTCTCGCGTACTTTTAGGAAATCGTCTTCTTCTCCAAGTCTCACCTCAATTAAACTATCGATTAAACTCATCTTTTTATCCCACCCTTATCAAGCTTTTTCTTTATTGTTTTTATCTGATCAGGTGTGAGGAGCTCGAGAGCGGTCTTGGCTTTTTGACGGTTGTATCCGAAATGTTCCATGATAGCTTCAAGATCTTCATCCTTTTCTTTCTTCACCCATTTGGAAAACCGTTTACTGGGTCGTATAATATTTATCAAGAAAGAATATTGAAGCTTATGGTCGAGATGGTGGTTGCAGTTCATCATATTCGCAGCATGAATAGTGTCTGCAAAGTATGAAAGAGCTTTGTTAGTAAGCCATGGGCTATAAGTCTTTTCGGCTAGTTCGTCGTTTTCAGTTCCTTTCATCAGGTTCTTCTTCGACGTATTAATGGATGTTACAAAATCAAATGGGTTCATTGCTCCGACCCTTCATATTCAATTCAGCAGACTTATCAAAGAAGTCTGCACAGTTCTCACAAATCTCAAGAGAGACTATTCCATCATCGGTATTCAACCGCATTTCATGGAACGGTACACTCTTGAGATACTTCTCTTCACACACGGCACAGGTTTTGTTCCGAGCGAACCAGGTCATGCAAACGTACAGTCAGCCATGATCTCGGTAAGACAAGCAACGAGATTGATTTCAGGATCAGCAGCGAATGAATTCTGATACTGGTACTTAGAAAGATGAAGCACCAACATTGGAATGCTACCGGCAACCAGATAAGTTTCAGCCTTATCATAGAATGCGCGAAAGAACTCATTGGTATCCATGTCGGATTCAGCAACCCACTTACGAACAGCAGTGAAGTTCTTGTCCTTCATGTAACCAATTAGTTTGCCGAGAGAATCATCGCTAAAGTTACGCAGGATACCGGTATCAATACTTCCAGTAGCGCTGTAACGTTGGAGTTCGTTGATAACTCGACGCCAATCTGGGAAATGCTTTTTGATAACTTCGACGACAGTTGATTTATCATAGGTTACACTTTCATTATCTAGAATGCCACAAACACGACGAAGGAACTGCTTGGCGAGTTCCGGAAGTTCAGACTTACGAATCTTGAACTTGATAACCGAACAACGAGAGTGGAGAGGCTCGATGATACGATCAACAAAGTTACAAGTTAGAATGAAGCCGCAGTTGGCACTGAACTCTTCCATAAAGTTACGAAGAGCTGGCTGAGTAGACTGAGCATTGAGATAGTCAGCCTCATCAAGGATAACCATCTTACGGCCACCGGACAAAGAGACCGAGCTTGCAAAACGTGAGATGTCGTTACGCAGAGTATCAATGTTACCATTCATCGAGCCGTTGATTACGATATAGTCGCAACCAAGTTCTTCACACATGGCTTTGGCGACAGTTGTCTTACCAACACCTGCCGTACCAGAGAGAATGAGATTAGGAATGTTTTTCTGATCAACAAACTGTTGGAATACCTTCTTCAAATCTTCAGGAAGGATAGTGTCCTTGATTGTTTTAGGTCTGTAGCGCTCTACCCAGAGGAATTCTTCAAGCATAATACGCTGGCATCTTATGGTGGCCAGTCACCAACTGTTAGCCCTGATAAGTAGAGCTAGACTCAACTGCAATCCAGTATTCAACGTTCACGCCCTTGAAGTGGCTAAGTCCCTTTGCAGAGATCTGAACGTTGTAGTTACCTGGAATTAGCTTGATATTGTCTGCACGGAAGACCATGCGGAAGTTGGCTGATGTAGTACCAACCTCAACACTATAAGCATCATGAGTCTTGCCTTCAGCATCAATTGCTTGAAGATGAATGGTATTACCATCACCAGTTACCGCGATATGAGGAAGCTGAGAAACGCTCAGTGCCTTCATCACCTGGTTCAGCGCTTCCTGAGTCAGAGTAAATTCAATCTCAGGATCTGGAAGAACGATATCTTTGTCAGGTGCAACCATAATCAGAGATGCATCAGACAGAGCGTACTTGAACTTGTTCTTACCTTCACGCAGTTCTACCACCGAATCCTGAATATCCAGTTCTGCATCATTGAACAGAGACAGAGTACCGAGGAATCGTGACAGATCATAGATGCCAAAGCCCTTAGGAATTTCTTGACCAATGGTGGACTTGGCCATCACCGACTTGGTATCCGAAATAGTGCGGATAACATTACCGGGCTTGAACATAATGTTCTTGTTGATGGCCGAGAAATTCTTAAGTACTTGTAGTGTATTCGAATCAAACTTCATAATAATCTCCATAATGTTTTACTATAAGCCAGTATAAACTAGTTGCTTATAAATGTCAATCACTTATTTTTTCTTAAGTTGGCCAACATCGGCCGTTGCTGCAGCTCCGATTTGAGCTAAGTCAACAAGACTACCGCCGAAGACATACATGCCGACGTGTTGTAGTTGCATCCATGGGCAGAACCATACCTTCATGCCAGCCTTACGTGTCCACTGGCAGAACATATAGTCTTCTGACAAATAGCGCTTTGAGTCTGGGCAGATAGGAGTATCGAAGAACGCCATGATCTCGCGTGAACCATCGAAGTGTTCTGTGCGTACATGGTCAGGCTTGTACATCTGTTGAGGATAAGCTTCCTGGAACTTGTCAAAGGTGTTACGGCGGATCATCATGAATCCGGTACCAGCTTCAAGAACTTCAACTGGTTCACCGAGTGGAATCTCACCCTTGTCACCAGCAGGATTGAAGACGTAGTCGCCTACATACTTTTCAAGAGTATTAGGATCTTCATCAGCAAAGCCCTTATCAACGGCAAGCTTAATCTTTTCCCAGCTGATGCACTTCTTTGGATAAGGACCTGCAATGATATCGTAATCATCGTCTTCTGGATTTTGTGACTGTAGAGCGAGCAGAGCGATTACGTCGTTGGCATTGAATCCAATGTCAGAGTCAATGAACATCAAGTGAGTATCACCCGAACGCATGAACTCATCAGCACAGTAGTTACGTGCACGAGTAATCAGTGATTCGTTGAAGAGGAAGTAGAATCGAACCTGAATACCATAATGAGTACAAAGAGCCGAGAGGTCAGCAATCGACCGAGTGAACATGCCGGCACATTGACCGCCATACATCGGAGCTGCTACAAAGAGCTTGCGCTCGCGAAGTTTTTCAATTGGAACATTGATTTCAATACCCATAATTAATCCTTATTTTCAGTGTCGTGTACGTGGAGTTGCATAATTGCATAGTGGATAACCTTGAGAAGGTCTTTGCGCCATTCGGCTGGATCGCCCTTGCGACCGTAACGTTGCGTGTACTTCATCATATTCCCAATATTGAAACCAGTCCCATGACCAGCGTCAATAATGAATTCTGTTGCTTGGAATTTATTTCGGGAATAATGCTGATTGTAAGTAGCATCGATGTAAGACTGAATCTCTTTCACGAGATTGCCTTCGTTATATTTATAATCGATTAAATGCTTTGCTTGAATACCTGGAATAAAAGTTGCAACGGTTCCCATTTTACCCGGAGGTCCTTCGGTGCCAGGTATACCAGTTGCATTCAAAGTAGATCCGTGTCCT